TTGTAAAATCTACATGCATACCATGTTCAACTATTTTATTTGTGTTGGTGACTAAATTAGCTTTAACTCTTAATAATGCAAAAGGTTTTACCTTTTCAAAGATAGGTGTCAGTAGATCAAAATACTCAGATTGTATTCTATGAAAATTAAAAAAAGTATGAGTAAATTGAAAGTTTTGATTAATACTCATTTTTGGATTTAAATCTTCTTTTTCTACTATGTAATTATAATACCATGGAAATTGCTGTGAGGATATAACAGCAGCTAAATCATCAAACCTTACTTGATCTATAAAATTTTTATAAACTTGCATTAAATCCTTTTAATAATATGTCCCACGATATTTTTCCAAACGGCCATGTTTTAAACAAGTCATCTTTGTACGGAGTTTTATTTAAATGTTTTTTTGTTCTATCCCATATAGGGTTGTTAGTCAGATGCTCTGTCGTAATTTTATTTGCGTGTTTCCAAAATTTTGTATTGTGAATAGATCCTTGATTGTAAACCCAAGCTATAAAGTTCTCATATTGTTTTGCTCTTTCATCAAGAAGTATATTCAAAGTTTCTTGATCCATATCATCATGAATGTAATCAAAGAACCATCTATTAATATGATCATAGAATACACCTGACAATGCTTCCATAGGTTCATAGAAGATTGCTCGGTTTCCATTCTTAATAATTCTATTATTTAAAAATTGTTTTGATCGATAAGGTTTAAAATTAAAATCTCTTAGATCTTTTTTAGTTTTGTTTGATTTAAATATTTCGTTGATTTCATCAACAGCCTCTTGTTCTGTAGTTATCTTATCATTAAATAAATAACCCCATCCTTGTCTGTGTGTTAGAGGTATACCAAACATCCAACCATTTTTATGTGCGTAGTGATAAGTATAATCCCAGTCACCAGGTTTAGGAATAAGATTAACAAAAGCTCTGTTAATAGGAAGAGAAGTAATCATGTGATAGTTAGAATAGTTATCAGGGTAGCCTCTGCAATCTATTACGTAATCATACGTAGCTTTGCCTTTTGTAAATAAAATAGTAACTTCCTTTTCGTTTTGTTTTAATTCTTTAATATCTTTATTTAATACTTTAAATTTTTTGCCATAAAGTTTTTTAGCTCTAGCAAACATTTTTTCTGACAAGGCAAAATTATCAAAGTGCATGGCATAGTGAGTTGGAAGAATAGGACTAATAAAATCATTCTCTCTCCAGTTTCTATATTTAACACCTAGTTTAACTGTAGAGCTTAATTCTTTAGAATCAATAAACACATTATAATTAGCTGCATCCCATAATAAATGAGGTAGGTTAACATTACTACTTTCACCAATACCTAATATTTTTTTCTTAGGATTATATATGCAAGTTACTTCTGCTTTTTCTATATATTTTAAAAAATGCAAAACTGACATAACTCCAACTGTACCTGTTCCTATCACCGCTATCTTCATCTAATATACCCAGCTTATAAAACTTAAGCGAGTCCCTTTAGTTATTGTTTTTACTTGATGTTCAAATATAAAATTTGAAGGAAAGATTAATAAATCTCCTGCTTTCATCTTTATTGTTTTATCTAATACCACAAATTCTCCTCCTTCAAAAGAATCATTTAATTGTCCCACTACGCTCAAAATTGGCACACCTTTTCTATCTTCAAAAATACTTGTAATGTGATCTATGTGTGATGCCATAGTAGTTCCTTTTTTATATCTATGAAATAATATTGGGGTGTAGCCTGTCCAACCTGTAAAACATTTATAATTTAAACCTTGAACATATTTAAGAATATAATTAAACAATACTTTCATAATGACATCGTGATGTTTAACTATCTTTTTAGTCGACTCTAGTTCTTTATTTTTACGACTTTGTATTTCTTTTTTCTCAGGGTTGTACCAACTATGCGGCTCCCAATGTGCATCACTAATTAATTCAGATTGTATCTTAGAAGTTTTTAAAGATTGTAATTCTTTGATTGTTTCTTTTAAAACAATACTATCAAAACAATTAGAATATACTTGTACAAATCTATCTGTATCAATTATCATAGTTTTACATTCTTGTAGGCTGCAGGTAGTCCTAACACAGATCTACCATCAAACATGTTCTTAGTTTTAAAAGGTCCATTTTTATCATTGTAATGAAAAAATACTTGACCACATAATTTACCTTTAAAAGGCTCTCTCCAATGTTCTAACTCTACTCCTCTATATAATAACATGTCTCCAGGTTTTAAATTTACTTTAGTGCCTTTTGCATTACTAGCTGCGGTAATACCTTTCTTGCCTCCATCAACTTCGGGTAAACCTATGTTTTCTTTTGGGCTAACATAGATAGGCCAGTCATCACCACCAAGATTCATCGTAGAGGATATTTCACAGCTAAACCTATCTTTATGTCTATGTAAAACATTCCCTGTTTTATATAATCTTGTATATGCGTATGTTGGAACTAATTTTGTTGAAGTTTGCTTTTCTATAAAAGGTAAAGTATTTACTAATAATGTTTCCATTAAATAATCTCCATAAATAGAATAAGAATTAGGAACCTGTGGATCATCAAAGAAACCAAACCATTTTGTAGTAATACCATAATAATGTAATTTTTTTTCTGCAGCCTCTCTCATCTTTAAATAATTAAAAGCGAGTTCTGCTATCTCTTTTGAAATAACATTTTTTACGACTTGATATTTATTCTTTTTAAAACTCATCTTAATTTAGGACCTGTAGCAAGTAGAGTCAGTGTCTTTCTTACACCACTCAACACAGGAGTTACTTTATGGTTAATATAAGATTTAAACAATAATAATGTGCCAGGTTTAAATGCCTCTACAACATGCTCCTCACCATTAAATATACAAAATTTTCCACCCGTATACTTATCAGATAGATTAACTAGAACTGTCAGCTTAACATCATAAATATCAGATCTTGAAGAATCATAATGCCAACCGTATTCACTTTTCTTTTTACTATCGTAAACGTTTAATAAACATTCACTTAAATCGTTAAATGGAGATAAGAGATACCCAAAGTTATGTAGATTGTAAGAGTGAACACTTGCTTCTAAATTACCTAAAATGTTCTTAACTTTTCCATATTTAATAAGCAAAGTATTTGCTTTCTTTTTAGATACGTTGTTTTTATCTGTAGCAACTGCATCAAGTTTTTCTATACCTGTATGATTGTTCTCAATATATTCTGAAATCTTTTTTCTTTCTTTTGCAGAATAATAATTATCTACATACCAATAGTCATATTGCCAACTCATTTTGTAATATCTGAATGTACCGCTTGAACATTAAAGTGAATAAATCTAAAAGGATCTACTCCTAAATCAATAGGAAACTCATGTGTTAAATAACCAGGAAAGAACATAAAAGTTCCTGGTCTAACTTTAAAATTAATTGCAGAGGATCCCATCTTTATTTCTTTGTCTTGTTGTAAAGGTAACTTAGTCATAAGAGCACCAGGTCTTGGGTCATGAAATATTGGGTAAGATGTTCTATCTGAACACTTTAAAAAATAAAATCCTGATACGTGTTGATTATAATGCACGTGAGAAGAATGATGGCCACCTTGAGATCCAAACTCCTGCACCCATAATTCGTTCATGGTTAGTTTATAATTTGTTAAATCAAAACCTTGAAAGTTTAAAAAATTTAAACTTGTGTCTATAACAACATCCATAAAACCTTCAAATCTTGGGTCATTGTATAATTTAGTAGAGTGATGAGATAAACCAAAATCTCCTAATTTAACTTTTAAATCTTTGTTCCTAGTTTTAATAACTTTTTTGTTTCTTGCTTTAGCTTCTTTAATATAAGAGTCAGTAGCTCTAATTAATGGTTTTACAAATGACGGGTCATGAACATCCCATACAGGGGTTGGAAATAAAATTGAATTATATAAGTCGCTCATCTTTTAGTTATCCTTTCTATAAAAAAGGGGATAGTTAATCTTTCACAGTCTAACGAAGTTGGGCCATGATTTTTTTGCGCATCATAGCAGATCATAGTATTAAAGCAATTTGAAAAAATAGCAGTTTCATTATTATCTTTATCGTATAACGTTGTTCCCGTATTTATGTCATTACCTTTATTTAAATAAATTAAACCAGCTAATGTATTTTTTTCATCGGTGTGAATTGAGTTAATTTTATTAAAACCGCTAGATGTTTTTTTATCAGACTTATGAAAATAAACTCTAGCTAAAATATCAGCTCCTTCTAATTCTTTCATATCATAATAATAACTTAAAACCTTATTAATAACAAATGAAAATAATTTAGGGTTTAACGAGTGTATAGATTTTGTTCTAACACCTGGCCATTTTTGGTCGTCTTTTGTTTTATTACTTCTATAAAATTTAAGAGTTTTGGAATACTCAATAAGCTCCAACGGTTTATCAAAAAAATTAGATACTTGTATTGTATTATACAAAATTAAACCACCCAGTAATAATTATTTTTTCTTTCTTGTCGTTAACAATACCTCTGTGTGTATGTGTCCATGCTGCAGGCCAAATAACTGTTTTACCTTTAACAGCTTTAGTTTTAAGTTTTTGATATTTAAATTCAGTCCCTGCGTTTTTTACTGTGTTTAAGTAAGTCATAAAAACTAAATGCCTTGTTGCACACTCTTCATTTCCATCATTTTCAAAATGATAAACAGGAAATCCTTCACCTGGTTTGTAATATTGAATTTTTATACTTGGAGATATTTCAAATCTAATAGTGTTGTTAGCATATTCATATACTTTTAAATACTTCTGTAAAACTTTATCTAAATGATCATTATATTCTTTGTATATATTATCTTCTCTAGTTAAAACAATTTCAGTAGAAGTTTTTCCTTTACAGTATTTATCAGGAGTATGTCTATTAGAATTGTCTTTATAAAATTGTACTAACTTATCACACATCATTTCTGGTATCTTTCCTGAATATATAAATGTTTCCATGTTATTTTAAATTAATATTTATGTTTGCTCTAATCTTAGTATCTGTTTGTGATACACTACAATGTCTTCTAAGACCATCAAATAAAAATAATTGATTTTCAACCGATGGTATTTTTTCTTTAGTGTCTTCAAAATAAGTAAATCCGTTATTATTATTTAACGAATACAAAGCAACTGTATGAGGTTTAC